AGTGTTGGCATAGGTACTAGCACAGCAACTGGTATCAACAGCAATGTGTTTACTATATATGGCACTGCACAGCACTACGGCAATGTGGTTCTTCAGAACCTTGCCGCGGGCGGTGCGGGCATTTACTTTGCAGACGGCACATTCCAAACCAGTGCTGCTGTACCATATAGCAACATCAACGTGGCCAGTTACTTGAGTGGGCCTATATTGATAGGCAATTTGTATGTTGGTAACAGCACTGCAAGTACCAATACAACAACAGGTGCTATAATTACCAACGGCGGGGTTGGCATTGCTGGCAACGTTAACACTGGCGGTGTACAAAATACCTTTAGTGGTAACGTGGGTGTGGGCACTACCACTGTGGGTGCAGGTTACAAGCTGCAAGTTGTTGGTGCATTTGCTGCAACAACCAAAAGCTTCGTAATTGATCACCCAACCAAACCAGGCATGTTACTGCGTTATGGATCTCTGGAAGGTCCTGAAAATGGCGTATATGTGCGTGGCAGATTATCAAATACCAATGTCATTAAGCTGCCAGATTACTGGACTGGATTGATAGATGAAAACAGCATCACAGTTAATCTGACTGCAATTGGCACCAAGCAAGCTCTATGGGTTGACGACATAGTTGATAATACTGTTGTTGTTGGCGGCGCAAATATCAATTGTTTCTATACTGTGTTTGCAACTCGCAAAGATGTGGGCACGCTTGTGGTGGAGTTTTAATCGTGGGAGTTAATTATAATCCAGCAATAGTTACCAGTGGGTTAATACTGGCACTGGATGCTGCCAATCCAAAAAGCTATCCTGGGTCAGGTACTGCTTGGAATGATTTGAGTGGTAACGGTAAACATTTTGCTTGGGATGCACAGCCAACTTTTGTTTCGGCTGGTGGAGCATCTTATATTAATACAAATGGTAGGTTTGCAACTGGTCCGGCATCAGATTCTTTTGGTTTGACAGGTTCTTCTGGTTATACAGTTATATTTCTTATGCAGCAGATAACTTTAACTGCGAACTATTCATTTTTGTTTTCGAAGACTGGCACTGGTAGTGCTAATAGAGGTATAGCTGCCCATCTTGCGCATAGCGTCAGTACTGTATATTTTGATCAGGGTGGATGTTGCGGTTCAGACACTAGAACTAATATTGGTGTAGATACTACAAGTAACTGGTGTATGATGAGCCTTCGCAGAGATACCAACTCTTCTAACAGAAGCATCATTAAAAACACGACTACACTCATTACAAATACAAGTGCAGCAGCAGACATCAGTCTAATATCTGAACCTGTTTATATTAATAAAAATCCTAATGATTTGTCACTTACTGGTGCCTGGGATATTAAACTTGGTATGATGTTGACATATAATAGAGGTTTATCTGACGTAGAGATTAGTCAAAATTTCAATGCACTACGTGGGAGATATGGAATATGAGTTTAGCACATTCTCCTAGTATAGTTATGGACGGATTGATATTGTGTTTAGATGCAGCCAATCCAAAATCATACTCTGGAACAGGTACTGCTTGGAATGATGTGAGTGGTAATAGCAACAATGGAACTCTAGTAAATACTCCGACGTATAGTTCTACAAATAATGGTATATTTACTTTTGATGGGACTACTATGTATGCCGATACAAGCAAATCGTTAACGCAACTTTCCATTGGAAATACCTATTCTTTTGAGACTGTTGCAAAAAGATCTGCTACAGCTAACGGACGAATTATCTTTGGCTGGCAGGGATTTAATGGAGGAGTAGTAATAGCTAGCGATAGAATTTTGGCTCAGGACTGGTATTCAACTGGTGTTAGTAGTTGGGGAGTTGCTCAAGCAAATTCTGGTATTACTACACAAATAGACACATGGTATCATTCTGTAGCAACTTTTAATGCACTAGGCTTTATGAGAATATACGTGAATGGTGTTCTTACAGCAAGCACAGATGTATCTGGTTTTACCACCAGTAGTGGAAATGTCTGGTATAGAGTTTCACCACCAGTAATAGCTGGAAGTAATTTTGCTGCATACCGTTTTCCTGGGTCTGTTGGATTGGGTAGATTCTACAATACCGAGCTATCCGCAGCAGAAGTTAGTCAAAACTTTAATGCCATTCGCGGGAGGTACGGTATATGAGTGTGTCAGCCGGACCTTCGGTTGTAACTAGCGGATTGGTGTTGGATTTAGATGCTGCAAATACCAAGTCGTATCCAGGATCAGGTACAGCTTGGGGTGATTTAAGTGGCAATGGCAATACAGGTACGTTGTTTAATACTCCAGGGGTAGATTCTACTAATGGCGGAAGTCTTACGTTCAACGGCACCAATCAATACTTAACAGCAAGCCCTATGCCATCGGGTACTAACTTATTTACAATTAGTGTTTGGATGTATTTGAACACAGATATCAATGGTGCGTGGGGCAGCATTAAAGGTTGTTTAATTTTTTCTGGTAATGTATCTGGTGCTTACGAATTTACCTTGAACACCGCCGGATCAGCGGCGGGTCCGCCCTATTCTATGACATTGGGTAGATATGGGGGCGGTGCAACTGGATCATGTACTGTATCTGGTATTAATATGCCAATTCAACAGTGGCATAATGTTGTTGTACTAAGGGACGGGGCATCTTCACAGCAAATGTATCTCAATGGTGCATTATTAGCTTCTGGTAATATTTCAACAAGTATGGGTGGTGGTACTTTGTATATGGGTGCTGCTACAGCAAATGCAAGTTATGGGGGTTATATGAATGGAAAATTTTCAAATATAACACAATACAACCGTGCTCTTTCAGCAGAAGAAATTCTACAAAACTTCAACGCCCTTCGAGGCCGCTATGGAATATGATCTACGATCACTAAAAATTACAAGCTAAATATCATGAGATTATCCAGGTTCACATGGCCAATACAGATAAAAATATAATTATTACCCCTAGTATTGGATCCAGCACTGCTGATCCAACCATTGTTTTCACAGGCGGTAATACCACTGTGGCCAATAGTATTAACATGGCAATGTATGCCAGTGGTACACTGAGTTGGAGTGGCACTGCTGGACAATTGTTTAGCATTACAAATAGCTTAACTGGCACCATATTTGCAGTCAATGATATAAGTGGTATTCCCAGCATAACTGTCAACAGTTTGGGTAACATAGTTCTCGCACAATACAACGGTAACGTGACCATAGGTGCGTCACAGGGACAAGCCAGTAATGTTCTCAGCGTTGCAGGCAATTTATACGCAACTGGCAACTCCTATGTTGCACAAAATCAATATATAACTGGCAACATTGTTGTATTGGGCAGCAATGACCTGTTTAATGGTAAAGTAGGTATAGGTACCAGCACTATAACCGGTGCCAACAGCAACGTGCTTGCAGTATATGGTACTACACAGCAATATGGTAATATTGCATTGCAGAGCCAAGCCGCAGGCGGCGCAGGCATATACTTTGCAGATGGCACATTCCAAACCACAGCAGGTGCTGCACCTGGCAACTATAGCAATACAAACGTGGCCAGTTATCTAAGCGGCCCAGTACAAGTTGGCAACTTGACTATCAACAACACCACTGCCAGCACCAGCACTGTCACAGGTGCATTGCTTATGGGCGGTGGTGCTGGTATACAGGGCAGTGTTAACATAGGTGGCAACTTATCAGTTGCATTGGCTAGCCAACTCAGCTTTGTCATAGCAAGTAACAGCATTGTCGCATCGTCTATGACCAGTAATGGTGCAATTCAATCAGCCGGTACAGCTACAGTAAACGCATTGGCTAGCAATGGCGCAGTAAGTGGCACAACTGGTACATTTACAGGTGCACTTTACGGTGCGAGTTTTAACACTGCGGGTACTGCTACTGTAAATGCACTGACTAGTAACGGCGCAGTCAGTGGCACAACTGGCACATTCACAGGTGCTCTATACGGAGCAAGCTTTAACACCGCAGGTACAGCTACAGTAAACGCACTTGCCAGCAACGGCGCGGTCAGTGGCACCACTGGCACATTCACAGGTGCTCTATACGGAGCAAGCTTCAACACAGCGGGTACTGCTACTGTAAATGCGCTGGCTAGCAACGGCGCAATAACTGGCACAACCATAACTGGTACTGCCGGTACATTTACCTCATTACAAAACAGCGGCACTACAACTACCAACGCATTGTCAAGCAACGTATATGGCGTGTTTGGACAAAACGTCGCTGTTAACAGTACCAATGCCAGTACTGCATACACAGCAGGTGCGCTAATAGTTGCAGGCGGAGTTGGTATCAACGGTAACTTGAACGTAAACGGTGCTAATAATCTGTTTAGCAATAAGGTTGGCATTGGTACCAGTGTTATACTCGGTGCACGAGCAAACGTATTGGCCGTATATGGCACAGAAAATCTCTACGGTAACTTGATAATTGCCAACACCACATCAGGCGGCAGTGGTATCTACTTCCCAGACGGCACATATCAACAAACGGCAGGCACTATTGGTGGTATAAACCAAAGCGTACAATACAACAACAACGGTGTATTTGGCGGTGATACTGATTTCTTATATGACAATGTAAACAAGCGTCTTGGCATTGGCACTATCAGTCTAACCAACAGCTTGACAGTGTTCTCTGCAACACCTGCATTATTCAGTACAACAAACGGTGCGGATCAACAGATAATTGTTGGTAACAGCAATACCAGTTCATACGGTACTGTGGTCGGATATAACAGCAGCGCAGGTTCAGGTCTCAACACTTATGGTTACATAAGTTTTGTTGGCGCAGCATCTAAAAACATATCTGTGACGTCTGGTAAGACCGGTATAGGTGGTATAACCATACCGCAAAACACATTGGAAATAGGCGGTACTACTGTAATAGGTGGTACATTTGCTGGCAACAACAACTTTATTAACCCACCTAGCAATGGACTTGCTGTTCAAGGATCTGTTGGTATTGGTACATTTACTCCACTTAGTACACTGGACGTAAACGGCATTATTAGCGCAAGAACTGCATTCAGTACAGGTGGTACTGCAACTGTAAATGCGCTGTCTAGCAATACCAACGTGGTCGGTGTTAACTTACAGTCAACAGGGCTTGCATCAGTTAGCTCGATGATTGCCAACACAAATATAACCACAAGCACACTTAATGCAACCAGTAACGTAATAGTTGCTAGCCTGAACAGCAATACAAATGTGGTTGCTACCAACGTTCAAAGTACTGGATTGGCCAGCGTTGCAAGTTTAATTGCCAACGCAAATATATTCGGCGCAACACTGAATACTAGTGGACTTGCACAACTGTCAAGTTTAATCGCCAATGCCAATACCACAACTGCTACACTAAACAGCACCGGCTTAGCGCAAGCTGCTAACTTTACTAGCAACGGTTATACCACAACTGCTACACTGCAAAGTGCCGGCCTTGCAACAGTTAATCAATTGATAAGCAATGCCAACATATACGGTGCCAACATCAACATTGGCGGTCCTGCACAACTGGCAAGTTTGATCGTCAATGTCAATACCACAACTGCTACGTTAAATGTCACAGGTGCTGCTCAAGTCAACAGCTTGATAAGCAACGCAGGTATTTACAGTGCAAACTTAAACATTGCAGGTGCTGCACTAGTTAATAGCTTAAACAGCAATACCAACGTGGTAGGTGTTAATTTACAGTCAACTGGACTGGCAACAGTCAATCAGTTGATAAGCAATGCCAACATATTCGGTGCCAACATCAATATAAGTGGTGCTGCACAGGTCAGCAGTTTGATTGGCAACACCAATGTGTTTGGTGCAACACTACAAAGCAGTGGTCAGGCACAACTTGCAAGTCTACTTGTTAATGCCAACACAACCAGTAGCACACTGAACGTGCAAAATGGTGCTATAGTCAATAGCTTAACTAGCAATGGTGCAATAACTGGTACAACAGTGACGGGTACTGCTGCTACATTTACTTCTCTACAAGTCAGTGGTACAACAACAACCAACGCATTGGTCGGCAACGTGTATGGCGTATTTGGACAGAACGTAACTATTAACTCTACTAACGCAGCATCAACTACATCTGCAACAACTGGTGCTCTTGTAGTAGCAGGCGGCGCTGGTATAGCAAGTGGATTAACTACAACAGGGTTTGTCAATTTCATAGGCAGCGGCTCACTAGAATATACCCTCAGGATCAAGGGTAGTAGCACAGGTGATCAGTTTGCTATAGCCACCAACGGTACCGCAGGATATGGTGTGGCCAATGATGCACTAAATGCTGCCGGAACAGCGTACACGCCTTATGCAATATCTGCATCAAACGTAACTATTAAGACCGGTGCATCAGCACCTGCGGCTGCGCTCACGCTTACCAATTATGGAAATGCCGTATTTGCACAGAATCTAACAGTTAACAGCACCAACACAAGTACTAGTACCACAACAGGCGCATTGATTATAGCAGGCGGCATTGGCGTAGCAGGTAACGTTTATGCAGGCAGCAACGTGGTAGCAGCCAGCTTCCAACCAACAAGTGCTAGTATTCCGGGTGCAGGATTATATCTACCAACTACCAACGCACTTTCTTTAAGCACGAGTGGTAGCGAACGCATACGCATTGATGCTAACGGCAACGTAGGAGTTGGTACACCCACTCCGACTTCATATGTAGGCAGCGGTATGGCAGTTATCGGTACAAATGCTGCTACTCAATTCTATGCAGGCTCAACAACTGGTGGTATAGCAGTTTCTGCTTTCACAGGATCTATCTTTTTACAAGCAACTGGTGCAAATGATCTTTATGTAGGTTCGGCCGGTGCTGCAAACGCTATCTTTAGGACTATATCATTAGAGCGTATGCGTATTGATACCACCGGTAACGTTGGTATTGGCAGTGCTACAAGCATTACAGGATCTTTATTTGTTAGAGATATAACCAGCAACGCCGGCATAACTGCAACCACTCTTACATTGGGCGGAACTGCTACAGTAAACGCATTAGTAAGCAATGTCTATGGCTTGTTTGGTCAAAACGTAACTGTCAATAGCACAAACGCAAGCACAAGTACCGCAACAGGTGCGCTGGTTGTAGCTGGTGGTATAGGTGCTGCCGGTAACTTGTTTGTTGGCGGTAATATTACCACTACTGGTACAAGTGGTAACATATCCGGTGTTAATAATATTAGCACAGTAAGTATGACTGCATCTGGCAATATTAATATCAGCGGTTCTAGAAATACATTCACTAACTACGTTGGTATAGGTACTAGCACCGCAATTGGTATCAACAGCAACGTGTTTACTGTATATGGCACCGCACAGCATTACGGTAATATAGTATTACAAAACCAAGCAGCGGGTGTTGCTGGTATTTACTTTGCAGATGGCACATTCCAAACTACAGCAGCAACAGGATCAGGATCTGGAAATTATAGCAACACAAACGTAGCTAGCTATCTAAGTGGACCTGTGCAAGTAGGCAACTTGACTATTAACAATACCACTGCAAGCACCAGCACTGTCACAGGCGCACTGCTCATGGGCGGCGGTGCTGGTATACAGGGCGCAGTTCATGTAGGTGGTTTAATATACGGCGCAAGCACACTTAACATAGCAGGTGCTGCACAAGTAAACAGCTTGACTAGCAATGGTGCAGTTAGTGGCACAACTGGTACATTTACATCTGCTCTATACGGAGCAAGTTTCAACACTGCTGGTACAGCTACAGTAAACGCACTTGTAAGCAATGGTGCAGTTAGTGGCACAAATGGTACATTTACATCTGCTCTATACGGAGCAAGTTTCAACACTGCTGGTACAGCTACAGTAAACGCACTTGTAAGCAATGGTGCGGTTAGTGGCACAACTGGTACGTTTACCGGTGCTCTATACGGAGCAAGTTTCAACACGGCTGGTACTGCAACTGTAAACGCATTGACTAGCAATGGCGCAGTTAGTGGTACAGCTGGCACATTTACTGGTGCGTTATATGGCGGCACAGTAAATAGTGCAGGTGCTGCAATTGTCAATTCGCTCAACAGCAACACCAACGTCGTTGCAACTAATATTCAAAGCACAGGACAAGCTACTGTAGCTAGTTTGGTAAGCAACGGTGCAGTTAGTGGTACAACCGGTACGTTTACTGGTGCACTGTATGGTGGTAGTTTCAACACTGCTGGTACAGCTACAGTTAATGCGTTGGCTAGCAACGGCGCAGTCAGTGGCACCACTGGTACATTTACTGGTGCTCTATACGGCGGCACAGTAAATAGTGCAGGTGCTGCAATTGTCAATTTGCTCAACAGCAATACTAACATAGTTGCAACCAATATTCAGAGTACTGGACAAGCTACTGTAGCTAGTTTGGTAAGCAATGGCGCTATAAGTGGTACTACTATAACTGGTACTACTGGTACATTTACATCAATACAAAACAGCGGTACAACATTAGTTCAAAGCTTGAATAGCAACACCAACGTAGTTGCAACTAATATTCAAAGTACGGGACAAGCAACAGTTGCTAGTTTTGTAAGCAACGGCGCTATAAGTGGTACTACTATAACTGGTACTACTGGTACATTTACATCAATACAAAACAGCGGGACTACAACTACCAACGCACTTGTAAGCAACGTTTATGGCTTATTCGGGCAAAACGTAACTGTTAACAGTGCCAATGCTAGCACAGCTATTAGCAACGGTGCTTTAATAATAACAACAGGTGGTGCAGGTATTGCAGGCAACGTAAATGCCGGCGGTAGTAGAAGCCTGTTTACAGGTGCAATAGGCATTGGTACTAGTACAGCAGCAGGTATGATTGCTGCTGCGGGTGTTAGCAACGATGCATATCATTGGGGCAACGTGAGAATTGCAAACACCGCTACCACCAGCAGTGGCATTGTATTCTCTGATGGTACTATACAAAACAGTGCTGCCAGCCCAACTGCTGCTACTGTCAGTTTCGGTACAGCAGGCACCATACAGTTTGCAGGTGCTGGTAATACCTTCCTTGGTGACACCACCAACTTCTTCTGGGATGATACCAACAACAGATTAGGTATCGGCACGTCTACACCTGGACAGACCATTTCTGCATACAGTGCAGAAGCTGTATTATTCAACACTAAACCAGGCGGTGGCGCACGTCAAGAAATAACTGTGGGCAACGTGACTACCTATGGTGCTGTATTGGGATACGATCCCAGCGTTGGTAACAGCATAGGTTATCTACGCAGAGGTGACAGTGCTGCCAGTACGCCTGCGTTAGCATGGGCATATGGTACAGGTGCATATCGCATCGGCGTCAATGGTATTACACAACCACAAAACACCATGGACATCAACGGCACTGTTGCCATTGGTAACGGTTTCAGCGGCCTTGCTGCAATGACCAACACCAACGGGTTGAGTGTACAAGGTTCAGTTGGTATTGGTACATTTACTCCACTTAGTACACTGGACGTAAACGGCATTATCAGCGCAAGAACTGCATTCAGCACAGGTGGCACTGCAACTGTTAACGCACTGGTCGGCAACGTCTACGGCTTGTTCGGGCAGAACGTCACTGTTAACAGCACCAACACAAGTACTGCAACAACAAATGGTGCATTGGTTGTAGCGGGCGGCATAGGTGCTGCTGGCAACATAAACATTGGCGGGTCGCGAAACTTATTCACTAACTACGTAGGTATAGGTACTAGTACCGCAACTGGTATCAACAGCAACGTGTTTACTATATATGGCACTGCACAGCATTATGGTAACATTGTTATCGGCAACACCACTGCTGGCGGATCTGGCATTTATTTCCCAGACGGTACGTTCTTAAACACTGCGGTCAATACCTATACCACGTTCAACTATACAGGAAACGGTTCAACTACAGGCTATAGCACAAGTCCTATAACTGCCAGCAGCATTAACAATACTATGGTATTTGTTAACGGCGTTTATCAGCGCAAGAGCACATACAGTTGGAGCGGTACAACTCTAACATTTTCCAGTGCTCCGCCTAACTTCGCAACAATTGAAATCAACTGTGTTCAGGCATTGAATGCTCCATATGGTGTCAGCGACTTAACAGTTTCGGGTACGCTTGGTGTTGGCGGTTCGGCCATCGGTACCTTTAAGTCAAGTGTTACCGGTGCTGCATTGGGCACAGTGGCCAACAGCCAATCCCCACTGTTGACTTTGTATAATAGTGATGTTGGTAATGCCAGTTATTTAGAATTCACAGATGTACGGAATGCAACAGGCGGTGTGGATTGGACCACTGCTGGTAAAAGAATCCAGCAGAAAATTGATGCTACTTACATGGGCTGGGTAGGATTCAACAACGGTAACACAGTAACAACCAATAACGGTGGTATCAGCTTTGGTACAGGTCTAAGTACATTAGGTCCCAACGGTGTGCCAGAAGTGATGCGCATTACGTCTACTGGTACAGTTGGTATCGCAACAGTTACACCAGGCAGTACACTGGATGTTAACGGTGTAATATCTGCCAGAACTGCATTTAGCACAGCAGGTTCTGCAAGTGTTGCATCTGTAACCAGTAACGGTACAGTAACTGGTACAGCATTTGTACCAAGCAGCGCAACTATTCCTACCAATGGCATGTATTTGCCAAGTGCTACATCACTAGGATGGGCAGTCAGTTCTACTTCTGTAATGACACTTACCAAAAACGGTACAAACGCCACTGCAAACTTGGCAGTAACAGGTAACATCACTGCAACAGGCGAAGTCACAGCATACTATTCAGACGTGAGACTCAAGGACAATATCACGCTGATAACCAATGCCATGGGTATGCTGTCTGCTATCAACGGCGTTTATTACAATCCAAGCCGATTGGCAGAATCACTGCTGCATGAAAGCCGTCATACTTCAAAAGTTGGTTTGATTGCACAGGAAGTTGAAGCAGTATTACCGCATGTTATACGTTCTGCACCGTTTGATACCAATACAGATGGATCCAGCAAGAGCGGTGAAAACTACAAGACTATCCAATATGAAAAGGTTATACCGCTGTTGGTCGAAGCCATCAAAGAACAACAACGGCAGATTGATCAGTTGGAATCTAAAATCTCAGCACTTGAAAAGATTGTCGAATGACAGTCTTCTCAAACCACACAATAAATATTAAAAACGGTATAGAAACAATGGGAAATAACACGCATGGTTGATTTTGTACCATTTACAGGCTTAATAGCCAGTGACAACAACACAGTATATCCTGCCAACTATATGGTATTGAGCGGTGCCAGCGGCGCCGTTAATGTAAATACCAATGTCTATGTAAGCTCTGGCGGTAACATAGTGGTTGGCGGCTCAACTGCGCCCGCAGGTGGTAATTCTACTGTTGTAATAAACTCAATAGGAACCAACGGCGCCGGTATAGAACTTGTCAGCGGCGACGATGCAAGTGGTGTTAGCATTTCCGGACTAAGCGGTGGCGGCATCAACTTTAACACATTTACCGGTGCTGTCGGCAGTGAAACCTATACAGAACGCATGCGAATTGATGCCAGTGGACAAGTTGGTATTAACACAACTGTTCCATCCACAATACTTGATGTGCGTACCAGCACACAGGGAACAGACGGTATTTTTCTAATAGGTCCAAACACCAGTTTTCAAAATGGTAACATGACCATACGACCAAACAACAGTGCTGGTGCCAATAATAACATAACGCAGGCTGGCGACAGTGGCATAATATTCGGCAGCAATGCCGGTGTTAACACTGGCAATCTAATAATTGCACCATGGAACAACATAGCTGCATCTGGTATGCGAATGAATGCCAATGGCAGGGTTATGTTTAACACCGCTACGATACCAAGCGGTAATAACGTGTCGATATTAGCTTACGGATTCTCAACCAATGCAGGTGGTATACAACTGGCAGGTGGCACAGCTGGCGGCGGTAACGTATACGGTGTTAATGGCGGCGGTTTGGTGTTTGGTACCTACACTGGTGCAGTTGGCAGTGAAACCTATACAGAACGTATGCGTATTGATTCTGCTGGCAACGTAGGCATCAACACCACAACTGTTACCACCGGTTATAAACTAGAAGTAGCGGGATTAACAAGGCAGTTGGGCAACATAGTTCTTGATGCCGGTGCACAAGAAACTCTTACAGCCGGTTTTCTTTTTACTGCGTTCAATCTTGGTAACCTATCAGGTGCAAGCCTGACACCTAACGCATTTAATGGCAATTATCAATATGCATCTAACAATGGTGCTGGTACTATAAACGCACCAACGTCCGATTGTGCTATAGACATACTGATATCAAACACCACAGGTGCAGCAGCGCAAACTCTCAGCGGATTTACAGTTGTTGCAGGTAGCACAGGCGACACTGCACCTACAACCAGTACTACTGCAAAGTGGATCATAAGCATACGTAGGATCAACGCTGTACCAACGTATGTGATAAAGGTTATTGCAACATGATTATATTACCAGATCGCAACATACCACGTGCAAAGTTTCTTATGCCTGTGGCTGATACGCAGTGGACAGCACCTTCGCAAGCACAACAAAAAGATCAGTTTGGCAATGAAAATCAAACTAGATTTAGACTGCGTGCGAGATTAAACGACGGATACACCGTGTGGACTGGTTGGTTTGATGACCGGCATGATCTTGATGCATTTCTGTGGGCTATTGCCAACAATACCCTACGCTATGAACGCAAGCTATGGGACTTGCCTACGCCAGCATGGTCACCGTACCTGGGCGAACATCTTGATTTTGAATTTGCAACTGTTAGTTTTTTAACCAGCACATCTGCTGCTAACCAAACTTTTAGTGTGCCAATTGATTGGCTAAACACTTCAAACAAGGTTGAGGTCATTGCAGGTGGAGGCAGTGGCGGCCGTGGCTACTATGGTAGGGCTGTCACAGGAGGCGGTGGTGGCGCATATTCGGCACAGACCAATATTACACTTACACAAGGCGGCACAGCAACCTTTTTCCTAAATGCCGCAGCAGCAGCTATTGTTTTTGTTGGATCTGGTACTACCTCATCTGGGGCTGTAGGGAATCTTGGTGCTGATGCATGGTTTAACGGTACCACACTCGCATTATCAAGTGTGGGTGCTAAAGGTGGCAACCCAGGACAACAAGCTGCATCTGGCACAACCGCAGCAAGCGCAGCTGGTGGTGCTGCTGCATCGGGCACGGGTGCAACTAAGAATTCTGGAGGGGCCAGCGGTACTGCTATATTCACTACAACAACCAGTGCTAGCGGTGGCGGCGGTGCTGCCGGTCCAAACGGAGCCGGAGGTGCATCATCAAACCAGTCAAACACTACCGGTATTGGTGGTACAGCCGATAATGGTACTGTAGCAGGCGGTGCAATCAATGGTGGTGCAGGTAATTCCGGTACTGAATTTGACGCCACTCATGGGTGTGGTAGTGGTAGTGGCGGCACATACACTTCGCCGAATGCGACCGCAGGTGTTGGCGGAGCATATGGTGGCGGTGGGGCAGGCGCAGCCGCAGATTCTGGTACAGTAACAACCGGAGCAGGTGGACAAGGTTTAATTGTAGTTACCTACACGCCAAGCTTCGTCTATTCATGGAACATGCCAATGTTGGGAATGTGAGGACATATGTTAGTAGGATATAAGCTGATAAAGATAGATGATGGTAGCGTGTTGGAACGTTGGGGTGGCACGTGGGGTCAGTGCCCTGGCATACCTGATATACTATTCCTGCCTGATCTGATCCAAATACTTGGACCAGAACTCAATGTTGATTACCGTGGTTACAGACTAATAACATGGGAGATGGCCGATCCCAATTTCTATCAATATGACACTGTATTACCTATAAACCACTATGACCTTGTGTCCATATGGACAGATAAGATTAATCAACTGGCTTATCAACTACTGCTACCCAGCGATTGGATGGTAGTACGATTGTTAGAAGTTGGCACAGAGATACCTGTACAATGGCGCAATTATAGAACAGCAGTACGAGAAACTGCACAGCAATCAATTGCTTCATTTGCTGTAACAACCGACATAGACCAATTTATCGCATTAACTAAAAGTATCAGCTGGCCATCCCAACCTGCTTAGCAGGTTGGTTGTATGACAAAGGCAGATAATATCAACGGTAATAGTCAGACATTTCTTTATATCGCGGCATGGTGTTGCCCCATGTCAATTGCCATAACACACGGTCTTGCGTGTCAAACAGCATACAGTGAATACAGCGATTGTCGGACCATAACATGAACGGTCCGACGAAATTACGCTCGCACCATGCTTCTAATGGTCCCAGGTATGCAAAGAATAAAAATTCTTTAACTGCAAGGGATTGTTTATTATTGGCAGCAACTTTCAATTCTATAGAATCGCATTGATCAAACAATGATTGCCAGGTTACACCATACGGTTGGAGACTTTGTCCGCCTGCGCCCGCGATATTTTTGCTGAGTTCGTAGTCAGCAGGCGCCACAACAGCGCCCACTATTTTTGCAATATCCTTGGCCCATTTACGAACCAGGCGGCGTTTTAATAGCTTAAACAACATAGCGATCCAAGACAGAGCGGATTTCGCGAGCCATTGCATCCACATTGACATTACGGCTAACAGCAGTGCTGAGATCACCGTAATGTTGTTCCATGCAGTTGATCAACAGTGTTTTAACAGCAGCTTCATCCGGACTATGCGGCAATTGACTATTAGCATAGGTCAATTCCAGCGCACGTTCCTTGTTCTCAAAGTAGTTCTCCACTTGTTCCATGGTCCATTCACCGCGACGGATCTCTTTGAGCTGTTCCCTGTTGCGTTGCAGATCCAAGTCGCCTTCAACCATGATCTGTTCGGCTTCATTCAGCAGTCGCACAATGTGATATGCAAACTTGAGATCGTAGCCATGTGCAGCAATGCTGGCAGCACGCTTTTCATTGTTGGCATTGGTCTTGGTACGGATCTTTGCCATCTGTGCATAGGCATAACCTTTGAACTTGTGCCATGCACCTTTGTGCAGGAACATACGACGGTTTTCACGAACAAGTTCACTTACCGCAGTGCTGTGAATAACACAGTTGCGAGGAGTGAACAGGCTGTCAATCATATTGGGATTGTTTTCCATGCACAGTTGGAAATACTTTACAATGCCGTAGACAGAAAAGTCATATGTAGTTTTTGTTGACATAAGAGTATGAAGCTTTAAAAGCTCTGTATTATCAAGGTCTGCTAGGGTTTTCATTAAATTTCCAATCCGCAAAGTTAGGATTATTACATCTATTTAAAATTGTTTGTATATTAACATTGTGTGCTCTACTTGCATCTTTTGCAGTATCAAATACACCTAATGGAGTTTTTACAGATTTTGCTTGATATGCATTTTTACCTCTACGCGATGCATACAATTTATCTTTATCATCTTCTGTTAAGTTTTGATAATACTTCTGTTGAGCTGCCAGTCTTTGTTTTTCCAAACTAGCATCTGCTCGCAAGTTAGTCAAGTGCATTTTACGTTGTTCTCTGACTTTTTCCTTATCAACGTCATTTAATTTAGCAAACCACCCACTTCTAGTTTTTGATACTACATCGGCTGGTAAATATTTTAAAGTATTACCACCAGTGCCACCTTCTGTTAAATTATAAAATAACGGATTTGATGCTGCATCGAACTCAGCTATCCATTTACGTTCTGCATTATCTAAATCAATTTCAGTGTCTACTATTTCGATGATATCTCGTTTGAAATTATCAATACCATATTTTTCAATGGCCCGCTTCAGTAACATACCAGATCCTAAATATCCATCAGATATATCACCTGAATGCTTGCCTATATATTTTCTACCATTTATTAAATTTTCTGTTATGTAAATAAAGTATGCCATGTAACACCTAGAACAATGGCACTACACTATATCGTGCCATTGTTCTATTTATTCAAATTGCGAGATTTCATTTCGCGTTCTACTTCATCTAATGCAGGAACTGTTATTCCAAGTTTATTGCAATATTCTGCAACATCTGCGGACTGCACTCTATGTTCTTGCCACTGGTCGAATCGCTGGATCTGCCTACCAAAGCCAGGGATTTCACCTGCCAAGTGCGGAAATACCAGATCCTTGGGCGGAATGCAGAAACCATACACATCAAGGTCGCTGTCGTCAATACTTACACCGTAGGCCTGACTGCCCATGATGGTGAGATATGCTGTATTATCCGGCAACCACTTGGGCGGATGGATCAGATTTTGTTTGTTTAGGCTTGTAAGGATCATTTGTCCCTCCTATTCAGTTATTCAACTGTTGCACCAATTTGTCGCATGTTTTCATAAAACACTGCCAATCGTTCTTCATCGTAGTTGGTTACGTCCAACGCAACAGGACCTTTGTCGCGTACATTATCAAGGAATTCTTTGGATTCTTTCAGACCCCATCCTGTCAACTGCCGAAGTTCTTTGATTGCACTGATAAAATTTGGACCTGTGGCAACAATATTGGCCTCGCTGGATTTGATCAGCATGCCAAGAAAAATATCGCCTGCTGCACGATCGCCAAGCTTTTCTCGCACACTGTCCCAAATAGCCAAACCTTGTCCATGGCCGTAGGCTTCGCACAAGCTGCGAATGAACGCACGGCAGGTACGTACTACTTTTGCATCGGGCTTGTATTCCAAATCACTGTCCATGTTCCACTCCTGACCATACTAGACGGAACATAACATATTCAGATTCGCTTGTAAACCAGAACTTGTTAAACATTCTAAACCAGTTGTTGTGCCCTAACATATCGTCACACCACGTTTCAATTTCTGTAAATTCAAAAGCAGTATACTGGCTGAGTATAAAACTCCAGAACTTTTGATCCAGTTCTCTGCGAGGATCTGCAAGATTGCCCCAGTTATCCTGCATATCCTCTACTAGGCTGCGAGGTGTTCGTACACGGCTGTCGGTATAATACATAACGTAGTCTCTGCTTAGAGATTAGACAGTTCAATCAAGCATGCTGCAATGTTGATTTCAGGATCTGATACCAGCGAATGATCTTTAAGACGGTTTGCAATAATCACAATTGCCTGATGCTGTTGTGCATCTGTGTCACCCCACCATGCCAAATTACGATACATCATACGATATAATTCCTCGTATTCTTCTACTCGTGCTTGCGCACAGATAATTTTACGAGCATCGTGAATTTTACCAGCTTTGAACAAACTGATAGCTTGAATCATATAGTCCATACTGCCCATACTGCCGCCTTTGTTGGGCCGACGTAGTTCACCGTCTGAACAATTCTGTTGTAGTAGGTTAATACATTTGCGCAAATCTGGGTATGTAGCTGTTACGTAATCGTCCAGTATCTCTAAATTTTCTTCAGTAAGATCAACGCCTTCGTTGATCAAGATAGTGGCAATGCGTGTAACGAACAGTTCGCGGTCAAGATGCTCAATATGGAACCCTTGAGTACGACTATGCAGTGCTGGTATAATTTTATGAGGAGCATTACATGTAAGAATCCAACGACAAACGTTGCTGTATTCTTCTATCCAGTTTCGCAGCATAGCTTGGCTATTTTGAGATAGATAATCTGCTTCATCTAGCAGCACATACCTGTAATCGCCCATAGGCATAGTTTCTATGAAACCCTGCAAAAGTCGTAGATCATCTATCTTGGTTTGATTACTGGCGTTGACATATTTGATATCAGAATCTACTACACCCAGTTCATTGAAAAGACATTTGGCAAGAGTGGTTTTACCAATGCCAGGGCCGCCACTTAACAATAGGTTAGGAATTGATTTATCAGCAATCCAACCTTCTACTTGAGATTTTTGGCTATCGTTAACCCAAACATAATCTGCAATAGTACTGGGCCTGTACTTCTCAACCCAAAGTGCGTTAGTCCTGCTCATCAATAATGTGTCCTACTTGTTTATACACAGTATATCTGCACAGTGCAGTTCAGTCAAGCTGACAATTAGGTTTCCAGCGGACACTGTGTTGTAGTAACCAGTATTGCTTCTGGCCAATCCACTTTGCGAATAGTTACCATGCCGCCATTGCCATCGCCGATGTCAATACCACGAGTCCACCGACCGTGTTTGATCAGTATCCAATCGCCAACTTCAACGTCGTCTATGTCTGCATGTTTGCCCCATACCTGCGCCCAGCGTTCACGAATGCCACGTTCTTTACCATCGTCGTCTAGAATGATTATACCGTTTTTGGTACGTCGTTCACCCTGCTCGATATTGTGAACTAGCACAGTGTTGGGCATGGGCGTTACTGTTTTGATATCTGCCAATGACATTAGTCACCATCCACAACGCGACGGCGTTGAACAGTGTTATTTGTTTGAGTGGGTTCAAATTCCATATCGTCATCTGCCAATTTCTTTGTTTTAGGCGCAAGTGCAGCCAATGCACGTTGCACACTTTCTTCTGCTTTTAAATCTACAGGTGCAGCTTGTGCTTCTCTGCGAGCACGAATAGCGTTCCACTCTGCTTCTATTTGCTCTTGTGTGCGTATTATCACACCGCCTGCACCCAGTTGGTCGCCTCTGGCATTTTTACTAGCATTGCCCAATGCTACCTGTTCGGCGTTGCTCATTTTGAGACGTTCCATGTCTATGACTTCGCCTCTCATAGTTATATGTCTAGTCGCCATATCACTGTCTCCTATGTGGTTATAGTGTGATATTTATTTGAGGAATTCGCGAACATCCAAATCAAATTGCATTGGATTGATTCTATTGATACCAATAAGGTACAAAATGTAACTGCTGACACTGCTACCGCGCCCTACACCCCAAAATATGCCACGCGATCGCATGTCGTCGACCATCCAAATGAGATGTCGTAGCACAGGTATCATACTGCGTTCATCAAACAATTGATATTCTTCGCATACCCTTATACGCTGATCGTCATCTGTACAACGGTCTATGCAATAGTCTAATACAGACATAGTTGACCATGGTTCGGGGGTAGCCCATTGATCATACCAAGGATAATCACCGAAACATTCACCTGTTGCAGTTAACAATGATTCCAATTCAAGATCCAACATGGCATTGCTGCGGTTATACAAATCAACATCGTCGTTGGGTTCTAGTATTGCCTGCTCTAACTTTTTACCAGCATATAGCATTTCAATGGCGGCATCGACGGTACATATTACTGTACCGTCGTCTAATATTTGTCTGTTGACTAGTTGTATCATTTTATGTCTGGTATACCAATACTTTAGTTTGCGCTCTAGTTATAGCAGTATACAACCATCTATTTGCATCTTCTCTAAAACACCAGCTTTCGTCGAATATCAACACAGTATTCCATTGACTGCCTTGGCTTTTGTGCGCAGTGATTGCATAGCCATAATCAAACTCTTGCGTGCCTTTTAGCAATTTCCAGTCGGGTCTGGGTGTACCATCAAAGAAGGAATCGTGTATCTTTGCTACTACAGGTTTTTCGCCAGTGTCGATATCCAGTAGTTTGTAGCGTTTGTATTGCGATGGTATTTTAGAAGGTATAGTATGCTGTACTGTAAACATTTCGCCATTGAGAATGCCTAACTTTCTATCATTCTTCAAACATATAAGACGGTCTGCTTCCATAGGTAGCACACTGTCGTGATTGATCATGCCTCTGATAGTATTGTTAAGCATGGTGCGAGTTGTGTTTCTACCAACGATAACTTGATCATATGTAACCAGTTCTTCGGTTGATTCAATGGTAGCAGCAATTATGCTGTCACCATATGTACCAGGTATCAGCTTGCCGCCTTCGCGCACAATAGTAGCCAAATGCACAATTGGATTGTCTTTGGCTTGACGATGTATTTCGGTCAGCATTACGTCGGGCTTGGCTTCTGTAAAATATCCTGCACCACTAACGGGTGGCAATTGTGCAGGATCGCCCAATACCAGTACAGGTGTACCAAATGCCAGCACATCCTCTGCCAGATCTTTGTCTACCATTGAACATTCGTCAATAATCAACAATGCAGCATTGCGTAATGCACTGGCGCCGTTTACTTTGAATGTAACATCGCCTTTGCTATCCTCAACCGCTTTGTAGATTAAACTGTGAATAGTACTAGCACCTTCGCAACCGTTGTTGCGCATCATCAATGCAGCTTTGCCTGTGTAGGCTGCATACAACACATTACCAGTGATACTGTTGGCGAATTCCTTAGCAAGCGTGGTTTTACCCACACCTGCATAGCCAAACACTCTAAATATCTGTTTACGAGGTTTGGTTTTGTACCATTCGTTTACAGATATCAAAGCTGCCGACTGTTGATCAGTCCAGTTCATATTTGAAATCTCAATTACAGTTAATCGTTAGTGATGATGTTTGGCTTAAAAGACGGGCGAATAATTTCAGCAGATCGTGCAGGCGAAATCTGTTCTTCGATGGGAATAAGATCTTCCCAAGGAACGATAATATCTGGCGGTTGTGTTAAATCAGCAGCTTCTTTTGCAACAACATCCATTATGCCTGCATCTGATCTATGCCACCACGGCTTAGTAAAGAAATGTGCAGGCCCCATCCAGTCTACATTGCTAGGCAGCATGTCATCTGGATCACCATCAAACCATGTACCCAATCCGCGACCTATGTCAGTTGTCATATGACTGGCATTGACAACAACTAGGCCTTGTCCAATGGCATTGAGTTTAGCATGAATCAACACCTGCAACGTTACATCATTGGGTTCATCTGGACAGAACATGATGGGATTATTGAGATTTTCAATCCATGTCACAGAGTATTCACGGTTCATGGGCAGCGCAATACAACCATCTAAAATATTGTCTAACCAAAATTGTATACGAACAATCAAATCTGCTTGTTTTAATCTATCATGCCCTGGCACGACTTGCAAGTTCAATTCCAATTGTGCATGAGTGATAAGCAGAGTTTCTCCCATCATTCTCATCAAACAATATTCACCGTTAAGTGTATTAGTCATGCCCGGTCCTTTATGGCTTTTTATAATTTTCATCAGTGTCTACAACAATCGGATTGTTATCCAACGGTGGCTGCGCTCTACGTATCTTTTCATATTCAAGACCTTGCAACAGCAAGTCCAGTTGATATATTATACCCTGATTCATGTTCATACGTCTAGCTGCATAATAGCGTTGCGTTAACATTGCTAGGCGTTTTTCCAAGTCGTCTAGACTCAGTTGTGTAAGGTCGTCTGCTAATGGATGTTCTGTCATACTACAATATTAATGTGTAAACCGCTAACAATCAACCTTTGTATTTGGCAGTATGTATTTTGCTGCTGTTATCTGCAAACATTGGATTACTGACCTTGTAACCATGTCCGCATGAATTACAATAGAATTCCACATGTTTGAAAATCAAATTGGTAAAATCAAAACTGGATACTTGTCTACATTCAGGGCAGGTGAACGGCACAGTTCCCAGCGATATATGATGCTCGGTGGGAGTTACTCTATCAACAAGTACATCTGTTATCCGCCTACGACGTTTTTTTAGTGCCGGGAACTTTATAATATTTGTGGACATGGGCGGCTGTTCCTCCACAAATATTTACGTCATCACCGCAATATCACACGGCAAATAGACGATTTTTTCAAGCGTCGAATTGCAAGCCTGTTGCAGTGAAACTGCAATTGCCATTTGCAGTGGTGATAATAACTTGATCGCCGCCATTCAATGCCACGCTGCTTACTGCAAATATACCGTTTCCTATCAATGGTGTATTATATGCAATGAATCTGCTTAGATCAGGACTGGTATCGAATGGTAAAATTTCAATACTGAATCTGTCTATAGTATCACTTTGATTTGCAACAAATATACTAAGTTGTGCTTGTGATGTATATGCAGTTGTTAGCAATGTAGTTTCCACACCTGCTACTGGCTTGGCCTGTCCGAATATCTTTGGAGTTGTAGTAGTCATTTTGTATCCTTATATGGTTATATATGTGGCATCAAGTTTGACAATGGTATTTGCCACATTGCCAGAGTAAGTTAATTCCATTAAACCGCCGTTTAAATCGGCAAATATTGTACCCAATGTAGTAGGCCCAAGATCCCCACCGCCGTTATTGAGATTGGCATAGATATATTGGTATGCCACACCAGCTTCGTGCATAACAATCAGTTTGGTAATTTCAACTGCACCACTTGGTGCTGTTACTTGCAGTGTATAATCTGAACTGCGATACTGAGTCAATGGCCAACTGTCAACAACCACACCTACAGGATTTGTGCTTTGTGGGGCAGCATTTGCAGTATTAGGCAATACCCATTGTATGCCGCCATCCACATCGAGTCGTGTTTGTGGCGCAGGTATACCTATACCAACTTGCCCAGTTGGATCTACTGTAACAACTTGGCTGCTGTCATTGAGATTTGCATTATTATTAAGACCTGTATGTATAGTAAAGTTACCAGTTTGTCCTATCCTGATACCCGCTACACTGTCTGCATCAGATTGCTGTAATACAACACCTGCTGTACTGTTGGTACCAACAGTGATAATGCGTATACCGTTATCACTGTAGGGAAATGCATTATAGAATGTAGCGATAGATGCTTGCGAATCTGTATATACTTCCAACGATACAGTAGGCTGTACATTTGCAGAATTTACCAATGCACCCACCGACAAACCAGTTGCGTTGAATACGGCAGATGTAAAGTCGTTGAATTGTATATTAAGTGGATCGGTGGTTATAGTATCGGCATTTGAAATGTTTATGTTGGCCATACCAACATTGTTGTTATTTGTGCCGCTTATAGTAATAGTTGGATTTTGAGCAAATGCGCTGGCAACAGTGAATAAGCTGCTGCCCACATCGCTGTATACCAATAGTTCATTGTGTATTTTAGTTGGTCCTGCATCTACAGTATAATAAGTGTCTGGAGATTGCGACCCGATAACTAACACATTGCTGGCGTTCCACGTTAGCTGCGTGTCGCCGTCTAGTATACCTGCATTGTTGAATTGTATAGATCTGTCAGGTGTTGCTGCTGCAATGTTAGACACGCTTACTATGGTATTGATAACAATGTCACCTGTACCGCTATCTATTATAGCATTGCCCGTTGCATCACCCTGCAAGACAATATTTTTGCTCTGTAGGTTTTCAATCTCTACTTTTATAGTAGAGAAGTTATCTCTAAAGCCTTTACTGCTTTGATCTATCCCAGGAATGGGATAGTTGGGATTAACATTACTGCCTACTACCATGGCTTTATCCTAATACGTGTGCTCAGTATTTAGTTGGTATTATACCAATCGTATTCGCACTGCACCTGCATTATGATACAGACCGTTGAGCGGAACACCTGCGGTAGCTGCCGCTGCATCATCTATTGCATTAAGCAATGCAGGCAATATCACAGTGTTGTTGGTTACTTGTATATTACCAGTTGCATAGCTGATGTCGTTGCCAGCCTGTGTCCAATAACCTGTGCCTGTAGCACCAGTTGGTCCTCGTACATTGGCCATTTCAACTGTGCTAATTGTTGCACCAGATTGTTGACCAAAGTTAAAGTTACCGCCTGTTATTGCATTGACTTTTACCGAATAGGTATATGTACCAGCAGCCGGTGCATCTATAAATTCCAGTGCAAATGGATTGTTTTCACTGATACTAAGTGATTCCATAACCACTATGCCGCCAATGGCAGTGCCGTTTCTATACAATTGTACACTTGCAGATGATGCAGCACTGAGATTTTCACCATCTCCTATGGCAATAATCTGTACTGGACTACCTAGTGTAGTGATAGTCGTGTTCGATATAGTTGCAGGGAACGCACCGGTTGTTGTAACAAGTGTAACGTTTGCAATATTTTGTGCATAATTTAACGGACCAGTTGGTGCAGGACCAGTTGGACCTGTGACACCTGTATAGCCAGTTGGACCTGTTACAGTACTTGTTGGACCTGTTACAATACTAGTTGGTCCTGTTGGTCCTGTTGCACCTATAGGTCCAGTTGCACCTATTGCATTTGCAAGTTCAACAACACTAATTGTTATACCATCTGCTTGTCCGTAACTGTATGCACCACCTGTTTGTGCAGTGGCTTTAACAGAGTAGTTGTATGTACCAGCACCTGGATTATCTATAAATTGTAGTGCAAACGCATCATTGGATAGTGCAGACAGGCCTTCGGTTGATATATTGGAACCAATTGCAGTAGTGTCTCTGAAAAGCTGTAAATTGGCAGTAGAAGCTGCTGTTAGGTTTTCTGCATCACCCACAGCAATAATCTGCACAGGACCGCTTGCAAGCGTTATAGTCACATTTGAAATTAACACAGGGAACGAACTTGCCAACGGTACTGTAACGATAGATGCTTTTGTTTGCGCCCAGTTTACAGGTGCAAGTGCAGGTGCAGGGCCAGTAGGACCTGTTACAGTAGACGTTGCGCCGGTGGCACCTGTTTCACCTGTTGCGCCTGTAGGACCTGTTACAGTTGATGTTGCGCCAGTCGCGCCAGATGCACCTGTAAAACCAGTAGCCCCGGTTACACCAGTGGGACCTGTTACAGTACTTGTTGCTCCTGTAGCGCCAGTTGCTCCTGTAAAGCCAGTAGCACCAGTTGGGCCAGTTGCGCCAGCGGGACCTGTTACAGTTGATGTTGCACCAGTCGCGCCAGATGCACCTGTAAAACCAGTAGCACCAGTTGGACCTGTTACAGTTGATGTTGCACCAGTAGCACCTGTTGCACCTGTAAAACCGGTTGGACCTGTAGCGCCAGTTGGGCCTGTAACTGTTGATGTTGCGCCAGTTGGACCTGTGCCTAGTGGACCGGTGGCACCTGTTTCACCAGTAGGACCACCTAATGGTCCAGTAGGACCTGTAATTGTACTAGTAGCACCGGTTGGGCCTGTTGCACCGCGTGATCCAGTAGTGCCTGATAGTCCAGTAGGACCGGTAATTACGCTAGTAGCGCCAGTTGGGCCTGTACCTAATGGGCCTGTTGCACCAGTTACACCTGTATATCCAGTTGGGCCTGTTACAGTACTTGTTGCTCCTGTAGCGCCAGTTGCCCCTGTTTCACCTGTATAGCCAGTTGGGCCTGTTACAGTACTGGTAGCACCAGTTGGGCCTGTGCCGAGTGGACCTGTTGCTCCGGTTTCGCCTGTATATCCAGTAGGACCTGTTACAGTACTAGTAGCACCTGTTACACCTGTAGGACCGGTTACAGTCGATGTTGCACCTGTTGGGCCTGTACCAAGTGGACCAGTAGGACCAGTTACTGTGCTAGTAGCGCCAGTTGGACCAGTATAACCTGTAACACCAGTTGGACCAGTTACTGTGCTAGTGGGGCCAGTTACACCAGTTGGACCAGTTTGTAACGGACCTGTTGCACCAGTCTTACCGGTTGCACCAGTCGGACCTTGTGTACCAAAGCCTGTGGCACCAGTAGGACCTGTACCAAGAGGACCAGTTGGGCCTACAACTGTTGAAGTGGGACCAGTGGCGCCAGATGCACCAGTGGCACCAGTTGCTCCCGTGGCACCTGTATCGCCTATACTGCCGGTTGGTCCTCCCAGTGGGCCAGTTGGACCTGTTACTGTACTAGTAGCACCCGTTGCACCAGTAGCACCTACTACACCCGCAATACCAGTCGGGCCAGTAACACCAGTTGGGCCTATTGGACCGCCGCTTGGACCGGTGACGCCTGTTGCACCAGTTCTTCCTGTTGCGCCTGTTGCACCAGTTGGACCCGCATCGCCTTGCGGACCTATTGTACCCGTTAATCCGCGAGGACCTGTGATTGTACTAGGCAAGCCTGTAGGACCTGTCGATCCTCTAATACCGGTGGGACCGCTTGCACCTGTCCTGCCAATAGGACCCGTAACACCAGTTGGACCAGTAACAACACTGCTTGCACCAGTTGGTCCAGTGTAACCTGTATATCCTGTATAGCCAGTTGGACCTAATAAGCCATTGGGACCTGTATACCCTGTAGGGCCTGTTACACCTGTATAGCCTGTAGGGCCTGTACCAAGTGGACCTGTTGGTCCAGTTAGAGTTGATGCAGCACCAGTTGCACCTGTATATCCTGTAACACCTGTGCCGCCTGTATAACCTCTGAGTCCTTGTATACCCTGCGGGCCTATTGGACCTGTATAACCTGTAGGACCGGTTGAACCAGTGGCACCTGTATTAACTGCTGTACCAGGTATACCTGTGGCACCTGTGGCACCTGTAATACCAGTCGGACCAGTAAAGCCTGTATAACCCGTGGGTCCCGTTGCACCGACACCCGGTCCAGTTGGACCAGTAATACCAGTCGGTCCAACTGGACCTCCAGCAGGACCTGTAGATCCTCTAATACCAGTAGGGCCTGTGCCGCCAGATGGGCCTTGTAAACCACCGCCAGATGTCACCGCAGCATATCCTGCTGTAGCAACTGCGAAGTTAATTTGTAATTTATCTATATCAATAAATGATATTAGATATTCTGTATCTGGTATACCAAGATCGTCTACATCAATAACTTGTACATTGACATATTGGTAACCTAAATAGTGATTTATTGTCCATACAGTAGCAGGAGTTGACTGTGTGTATACCACAGCACCTGCCATAATAGCAGGACCAGTCGGACCTGTAGTGCCAGCAGGACCAGTTGCACCTGTGTTAGCTGCTGTACCCGGCGAACCTGTTGCACCTGTATATCCAGTTGCACCACTAATACCTGTGGGGCCTGTTCTACCTATTGCACCTGTAACACCTGTTGCGCCAGTGACACTGGACCCAGTTGCACCTGTTACACCGTTTGTACCGGCAGGACCAGTTGCACCTGTGTTAGCTGCTGTACCCGGTGCGCCTGTTGCACCTGTATATCCAGTTGGGCCTGTGGGGCCTGTGCCGTTTGCTGCAACAACTTGTAGTGCAGAAATTTCACTACTAGCTGTACTAAATGCTGCTGCTATGTTGGCAAAGTTATCACGGAAGCCCACGCTATCATTGCTGATACCCGGTACCGGAAAATTAACGTTAATGCCGCTGATGTTTATATTAGAGGTCATGGTTCACTATGTGCTGTGTATCGTCTAGTATTTATTGCAGTCTGAACACTGCGATTAAACAACAACATTGTGACCACTGATTTGTGGAGTTAACACACGCAATAATCGTCTCATCAGGGTTATACTCTGCGTAGAAGTGAATCCAGGATCGAATATTGTGCTATAAAGGTCAAAAATTGTAAATTCTTGATCAAACAGTGTTGTGCCCCATGTCAAATATGCAAGCCGTTGCCACAGCGCATAGTCATCGTCGAATCGTGTATTATTTTGGTCAAACACTTCCAAGTTGTTATCAAATATGGTATCTTTCGGTTCTAACCATTCTGCAAAGAATGTAGTACCACCGTCCCATTGAGTTGATAGACCGTCAAACGTGGTATCCCCTGTCCAAGATATACCTTGCAATTCCAATATCATATGCTGTAATGGCCAACGTTGATAATAGAGTTGAGATGTAATACTTGCAGTTTCACGAGTAACTACATCTGCACCATTGGCAGTATATACTTCGCCTATACCTAAATATGGTGACCATGTCTGTTGCCAATCCGGTAACAGTTCTCGACCTGCGGCACTGACACTGACAGTATTGGTATTATAACCAGTGCCCGGATCTACAACTCTACAATCCAATATACCAAGATTAAAATCAATAGATGCTACCTGCCCCGATCCTGTTACCAATAACATGTCCCCGGCCGGCCATTCTTTATAGTTTCCACCACTGACGATGGTCAAATCCACAATACCACCTAGACTGGTTACATTGCCTATTGCAATTACAGCAGGACTATTGTTAGGCGGTGTCAATGTAATTTCTGTACCAGTCGTCCAATTATTACCTGCATTGTGAATAGTATACCCCACCACAGTGAGATTACTGGCTATCACTGCAACGTTTACACCGCCTGATACTATGATTTCCGGTGTATACAAATATCCGCTACCGGGATTTATTACATTTACACTGCTGATACCAGTGGTTACTATGTCTACAGTTGCTTGCAATTCTGCCCCAGAGCCTGCACCCGCAGTTACCCAACCCATGCCTGCAATAAGATCATTGCGTATATTTTCAAGACTGGGCGGATATACAGGTGCAAAGTATATATTCCAGTTACTACACGCACCGGCCCCACTGGTCAGCGTACTGTCTATAGTCAACTCATAGACATTGATAAATGTAACAGGCCCTTGCATCCAAATAGTAGGATTGTTGGCATCTACTATTTTTAATTGTGTGCCGTACACAATACTGGCTGCGGCAGTAGTACGACTGTCTGTATAAAAAGTCACCGAACCATTTGTAACAGATACTGTATCGGTACTGGTTGCAACTGCATTTGCAACTTGTGTTAGGCTAGAATTTGCACCCTGTGTATTATCTAAAATTGGGCTATAAAATAAAGTTGTCGATGGGCTGACATTGACATTGGTTACAGCACCTATCATAACTTCACTGGTATACAGGTGTAAATTGGCAAAATTCATTGCAGCGGCCGGGTTGTCTATGGCATAATCCAACCCATTTATCAACTGCACATAGGGTGTTAACAGTATTTCTTGTGGAGTACTGTTGCTGTTAGGCACCCAGTTGCTATTGATTACCGTGCCAACATAATTGTAATAGATATCTTTTAAATAACCTTCCAAAGGTATTGTGATGCCCATGTATGGTGCTTTGACACCCTGTCTTACAGTGACTTTAAATCTGCGTTGTATAATTTGCAAGCCGTCATCTGCTTGCACATCAAAGAAATAATCTCTATCTCTGGTTTGAAATTCCATAAATCCAGCAATAAAACCCTGTGATCTATTCAATGACATAGTACGAGGTAATATACCACCTACAATACTGTACACAACTGTATACGTTGTACTAACTGCACTGACATCAAATGTGTGGAATCTGCCATCCAACACTGTGCCAAGATCAGCTGATGTATTTTTCCAATACAACAATGCACCGATGCTGTTGGGATTGGCAATTATATCAAACGTTCTAGTAGATGCACCATTGATACTGGTTGCAGTTATTGCAAACTGATATACTGTTGTCGTGTATAGTACCGGCAACGATCCATATATCACAGCTTGATTGGATACTGCGCTGTTGCTAAGCAGTGTGAATGGAAATGCTGGAGTGCTAGATACTACACTATAGTTGATTGCACTGCCACTGCTGTCGTAGGCAGCTATTGGTACTTCTACAAATTGATTTTCAAATGCTTCTGCTATGAGTCCGCTGTGTGTTACCCATGCAGGTGCATGTGGCACTGTTAACACTGTTATTGTTACGGGCAAATCACTGTACAGTGTTCCAGTTGTAGCTCTAACAGTGAATGCAGTGGTTACGTCATATGTTACACTGGGTGCAGCATAGGTAATAACACCAGACTGGCTGTTTATACTAATGCCAGCCGGCGGTGTAAATT